GCTGCCGAGCGGGCCTGGCGGCGTGCGGCTGTACGTCGTGCGGCCGACGGTTGCGGGCTCGTCGTTCCGGTTGCCGAACCCGAACTACTGCACCGTCGGGGCCGAGCCGGTCTGCGTCGTCATCAACAAGGGCACGCAGTCGATCGACATCACCAACTTCGGCGGCACTTTGATCACGTCGCTGGCGGCAAACAGAGCTATCGAAGCCTACCTGCTAATCGTCGGCGTCGACCTGTGGAGCCCTATCGGCCCGTTCGTCGTCAGCTCGAGCGGCGGACTGAACGGCAACCGCAAGCCGTTCGAGGTCGTCTACACCGCGAGCTCGACGACGCGCACGAACGTGCGCACGGACGTGGCGAAGCAGTACGGCTACGTCGGGGCAGACGGGCCGGCTGCGGTCGCCGTGACGATCAAGAGCGGCGTCGTGCTGGGCGGCGGAACGCCGACTGGCGCGTCGTTACTCACTGGCGGCTGGCCAGCGGGCTCGACGATGCTGATAACGCTGGAGTCGGGCGCGTTCATCGCAGGCGCAGGCGGCGCGGGTGGTCGAGGCGCTGACATCAACGGCGCTGGCGTCGGTGCCGGTGGTGACGGCGGTTTGGCGATGAACGTGTTGGTCAACGCTGCGCTGATCAACAACGGCACGATCCAAGGCGGTGGCGGTGGCGGTGGCGGCGCTGCTCGGCGCTTAATCAACAGCGTTTGGTTGCCTGGCGGCTCTGGTGGCGGTGGCGCAGGAGCCAACCCAGGCGCAGGCGGCGGCATCGTCAACACCAACAACGCCACAATCGGGCAGGCCGGATCGTTTACGGCAGGCGGACTAGCTGGCGATGCTGGCGGCTACCAGGGCGGCGTTGGCGGTGCGCCTGGCGCTCTGGGCGGCAACGGTGCGCCTGGCACGGCTGGCGGCGGCGGCGCTCGAGGTGCAGCGGGCACAGCGATCCAAGTGCTGGCCAGCGGCGGCTTCAGCCTGACCAAGATCGTCGCAGGCACCATCACTGGCGCGGAAACGAGCATCTGATGACGACCCGACCCGGCAACCTTGGCCTCGACAGCCTGCGCTACACGCGCGGCAAGTTCCTTTGCCATCTGCTGCTGATCACGCGCAAGGACAAAGAGACGCTCGCCGTCACCGACCACGACCGCGCGATCACGTTCGAGGGCAACAACTACCGGCCGATCATCTTCGGCTCGCTCTCGGCTGACCGCCGCGAGGGCGCGCTGCGCAGCGGCGACCAGGATGCGCAGGGCATCATCGACGAGATCTACATCACGGCCAGCGACCTCGATGCGCAGAACTACCTCGGGGCCGAGGTGCGCCAGGTCATCGTCGACTGGACGAAGCCCTACATCGTGCTGGCTCGGCATCGGCGCTGGATCCGCAAGATGACGCGCACCGGGCAGTCGTTCACGGCGACGCTCGAAGGCCGCGCGCAGCAGCTTCAGCGGCCGCAGGCTGGGCGCTTCGGCGGCTTCTTCACCACGAAGTGTCAGTACCGACTGGGTGGCCCGTTCTGCAAGAAGGACATCAGCGACGGCATCCGTATTCACAGCGGCGAGACCGGCACCGGCTCGGCTGTAGCGACGTCGACGGACATCGACAGCGTCACAGACACTACGCAGTCGTGGACCGTCAACCAGTACGCGCCGACGGCCAGCCAGCATTGGTACGTCTTGCTGACTGGCGGCGGCGGTGGCTCGGGGCAGATGCGAAAGATCCTAAGCAACACGGCCACACGGCTGTTTGTTGACGTGCCGTGGGACGCGACCTTCGGCCTGGCGTCGCTGAGTCCGTACCGCATTGGCCGCGGCTTCGACGTCACGCACGTCAACCGCGCGCGCTACGAGTTCCGGCATAACAACATGACCGGAACAGGTGTGGGCACGGACCAGTACTACCGCGACGGCTCGGTGATCTTCACCAGCGGCGACAACATCGGCCGCGTCGTTCCGATTGCCGACTACCGCGCCAGCGACAAGCGCATCGTGCTGCTGACGCCTACGCCGTTTGATATCCAGGTCGGCGACCGCGCCATCGTGCAGGTCGGCTGCGACGGCTTGATCGGCACTTGCCGCGACAAGTTCAACAACATCCTCAACTTCGGCGGCGACCCGTTCGCGCCGTCGGCGCAGCAGCTCATCGAGCCGCCGGAGGAAGCGTGATCTCGCGCGCGCAGTTCGTCGAGGCCGTCCGTAGCTGCATCGGCACGCAGGTCGGGCACCGCGGCCGGACCATCGGCGGCGCGCTCGACTGCGTCGGCGTGCCTTGGGCGGCGTGCAAGGCCTGCGGCCTCGAGCTGCCGGACAGCGGCGCCTACGGCATCCTGCCGACGGGCGACCAGCTGACGAGCGGCCTGCTCGCCTACTGCGAGCGCGTATGGTCTCCGGATCGAGCGCACATCTACCAGGTCTACGCCGGCCGCCAGGCGCGGCACGTCGTCGTCCCGGTCGGCTACGACTCGACGGGCCAGGAGCTCGTCGTTCACGCCTGGGGCAAGAACCGCATCGTGCAGCAGGCGGTTCTTGTCGATCCTGTGGCTGCTTACTGGCGCATCAGGGGGGTCGAGTAGTGGCTTCTATTGCCTACGGCGGCGCAGCAGCTGCGGGTGCTTTTACCGCCATACCTTACGTCGGGTGGGCGGTCGGGATTGCGGCAGCTGTTGTAGACACTTACTACATCATGCCGGCCCTACAAGGCAACAAGCGGGCAGATGCGAGAGCACCACGCCTGCTTGACGCGCCGACCGGAAGCAACTTGCCTGGCGCTCCAAGAACGTGGGCGATCGGTGCTCGTATGCGTGTCCCTACGCATATTTTGTGGCAAGCCAGCAAAGTGCGAGAAGCGACTCCTGTAACCAACAAAGCAGGAACCACCGCGCAACAGCGAAAAGTTTTCTTCGATGCTGTCGTGGCGGTGAACGATCGAGCTACTACACAACTTGCGGCACTGATCGGCAACGGCAAATACCTGATAGCAAACACACGCAACTTCTATCTGGTTAGAAGCAACCGAATGCTGTTGTCGGTTGTTTCTGGCAAGTTGCGCCTGACTGCGTTTACGACTCTTGATAATGATTTCGCCAACCTGTTCTCGGTGGGCGACGTAGTAGAGTTGAGAGGGTGGGTGCAGACTGCCGGATCCTTCGACATAAATACTGGCTACTACAGAGTGCATTCTGTGCAGCAGCACACTGCCTCTCCCAGTTTTATAAATCTAGACCCGTACAGCGGACAAAGTTTTACGGGAGCCGTAGCAACGGCAGGAACTGTATTTGCTCCGGCGTCTATCACTCGCGTCGATGATCGCTGGCATTCTGCTTTAGGCGGACTGGTTGCGTTTCAAGGCTTCCCAGCAGAGTTGCTACTGCGTGCTGATACGCACAACAATCTGGTCGACGTTGTGGGTGTCCCTATTCAGCTGCAGGCCAACTGCATCATAGAAAACGCAGGCACGTTGTCGGGCAGACGAATGCGAGCCTACGACTCTATTCGCTCGGAAGACGGTTTCACCGGCTACCGAGTGCAGTTTGAGAATACAGGACTAGGAACCGGTGGTTTGCAAGTTGGCGATCCTGTTTCGACCAGCTCCACAAATGCATGCTTTCTTCGGCCATTAGAGGATTTGGCAATCAACGCGGGGATCTTCCCGCAGGGATTTGTTCCCCAGTCTTTCTATGCCGATGGATCAGAAGATCAGACAGCAAGCTCTTTGATCGTTGCATCTAAAGGAGTCGGCAACGTCCCAGCCTACCGCGGCGTCGCCTACCAAGGGCTCGACGACTTCTTCGCTACGCAGTTCGGCGACTCGCTGCCGTACGCGATGGAGGCCATCATCGACGTCGACCAGTCGATGGACTGGGGCCGCGCGATCCAGACGATCATGGTCGAGCGTTGCGACCTGACGACCTCGACGGTCGACGTCACCGGCATCACGCAGCGCCCGTTCCTTGGCGCGTACCTGCGCGGGCCGGTGCCTGCGATCACGGCCATCCAGCCGATCCTCATCGCCGGCCAGCTCATGGTGCAGGACCGCGACGGCGTGCTGGCCTTCACGGAGTTCGCCAACGCCGACGAGCAGAGTATCGAGAACGGCGCGACGTTCTCGGACTTCGGCACGCGCCTCGACGGCGAGACTGCGGCCGACGACAAGATCACTGTCGAGGACATGGCGACCGAAGACCTGCCGACGAAGATCGGCATCCGGCACCAAGACCCGGACAACCAGTACGCCGACGGCTACCAGTTTTTCGGCCTGCGCAACCCTGAGGGCGTCGACCACACCAACGAGCAAGAGATCGACCTGGCGCAGATGGTGCTGACGCGGCAGGAAGCCGCCAACCTCGCCGCGGTGCTGCTGCGTCGAGCTTGGGTCAACCGCCGGCGCTACCGTTTCACGCTGCCGGCCTCGTACATCCACCTGCTTGAGAGCGACCTGCTGACCTGGACCGACGACGACGGCACGCCGCACGTTGGCCGCATCATCCAGCG